CCATCATTAGTCGCGATATACGCATCGAGTGTGTTAAATGTATACGAAACACCATCAACTGATGTTATAAATTGACTAAAAGCAGGCAAAGTGACAGTAGTAGTCGAAGTATCACTTGATGAAATTGAAAGAGAAACTGTAGCCTGAGAACCTGATTTGGATCGAGGATAATATCCAAGGTTTTCTGCATGTGATACAACAGATGATCTAATTTGAGCAGAATTTAAGAAAGATTCGTTTACAGCTACATTGGCGATCAAACCATTGATATGAGTATTATATGCTAATACATCTAAAATATTAGAAAGACCACTTCCTTCGAAATTATAATCAGAAAACTCAGTTTGCCTTGACAAATAAGTTTTTAAACTTTCTTTTATATTATTAAAATCTAAATCTGATGATTGAATAACTGTCATTATCTTAACCTTGTAAGTGATATATTAAGTGTGTCTACTTCTTCTGTGCTCATCACTTGAAAAACAACTGATATTTTTAATTCGTGAGAATCGGGTGAAACATTAACATCTACATTTTTTATTAAAGCTCTTTTCTCAGAATTATATACTGCAGTATAAATCGTATCTCTTATATCATCTTCATCTACCTCTGTTGATAAATCGAAAAGATGAGAATTCAGTCCTCCTCCAAATAAAGGATCAAACGGTTTTTCAGTTTTATTAGTCATTAATATATTTTTAATAGACTGCTTTACAGCAGCAGCATCAGTTTTTTTAAAAATATCTCCAGATAATTTTTTTGCAAAACTTAAATCGATATCTTTATATAATTTTGTTCGAGATGTAATTATCGTTTTATTAGATAAATTACCATCTTCGATTGAAAATGCTTTTGCCATGTAAAATCCTTTAGACTATTTATACAGTTTTGTTACCTATTCTTAATATGTCAAGATAAGTAATAGATCCCTGTGTTCTAAATGAAGTGGGGGGAGATAATTGTATAACTTCATCTGGAGCATCAGAAATAGAAATACTACTTGAAAGTTCTACATTCGCATAAACTTCTACTCGAATTCTATCACCTTGATTAAAATTATGATGAGAACCTGCTTTAAATGTAATTCCTCTAGCCGGTGACCCTCCTCTGAAAGCATCACCATCTATTCCTTCATTATAAGTGACTCCTCCATCTGTAGACTTAGTAACAGCCATTGCAGCTGCAACTATATCTCTGTCGGAAAATTTTCTATCTAATCCAACGCTTACTGAAACTCTATATAAACCACTTTGCGGAAATTCGTATTGTTCATCATCATCCTGAAACCCACTATGAGTATCATACTTTACATTTCCAAATCTTACAGTTGTAGCTGAAAAGTTGTTTACAGTTCTATCATCAAATTCGTTTTCAACTGCTTTCATAGCCACAATCTCTTGTTGAGCAACTGCAAACGATAAATTATTTGCACCATCAGTTTGCAAAAATTGACCGTTTGATCCAGAAGAATCTGGTAAATTATAAATTATATTTTCTGTATCATCTATAAGAGCTACTTTATTATTTACTATTCTTAAATCTGCCATTATCCTGAAGGTCCTGTAGTACGTGCACCAGCTAATCCTGGATTATCTACGTGAGTATGTTGTGTATGAGTAATTCCTGATACTGTTATTTCTCCACCACTATATGTCACGTTTCCACTTGCTGCCGTTTCAGATAGTGTTTCACTTGTTTGTGTGATCGATTGTTCAACAGTAGTTGTCATATTTTTTGCAGATATAGTTAAGTTTTCATCTACAACAATATTCATATTTCCTGTCACGTGTAGTTTATCGTTTCCTGTTACAGTTCTGAATCCATTTTTGTGATGTGTTACGACATCACCATTCGGATGCATTTCAACAAAAGTACCTGACTTGTGATATATGTGAATCCTCTCTGCATTTGGTGTATCATCAATTTCGATCGCATGCCCACTCGTAGTTTGATATGCTTTGTTATGTGGATAAACTGCACCATAAGGATCTGTAAGTTGATCTTCTCCAGTGACACTATCGGGAGTTTTACTAATCGTATTTGTGCCAGTTGCAAGTCTACTTGTGGATACTGTATCTCTATTGTCACCTTCATATTTCGGTATGAAACCGAGTACAAGTGGAAGTTGTGAATTTTGACCATCAAGGAAAATACCGAAAACCATTGCATCGGGTTGAACACCAAGAGCATTTCCTAATTCATTCGTCCCACCACCAGTAATTGGCGCCACAACTTGTGCCCATGGTAAATCTGCATCTGGTATTTCTATGAGACTATCAGAATGCACACCTTTGATTCTCACCTGTATTCTTCCAAGTTTTTGAGGATCGTTGATGCTCTTAACGATTCCAATAAACCATCGAGTTTGATCTCCATAAAAATCTATATTATCAGACGGTATCATTATTAGCCAACTTTACACAAGAAAGTGATATATCATATTTTTCTTTTTTAAACATATGTCTACACGCAAATATTAAATATTTTCCCGACCTTTTATTATCTATGAAATCATCTGTTGATGATTTATCTGGATCTGCTTTCTGAAAAAGTAAATCTATATTATTTCCTATTGAATAGCTTTGGTCTCCATCGATAAAATCTTCTCCATCCACTATAACTTGAAGAGGATTTTTTTTCACAAAAGAATTCATCGCGTCTTTTATTATTTTCGTTTTATATTCAGCAGCATTTTTATATTCACTATATGCATTATTACCATTAAATGCACCAGATCCACCAATTTGAATTATCTTTCTATTCTTTAATTTATTGAAAGAAGTTTCATTTATTTTATAATCTTCTGAAAATAAAAAACTTTTTTGTTTTCTATTAACAACTTCTGTCCGTTCTAATTTATTAAACAAATCTGACACAACGTCAAAATTAAATTTGTTGTTTAGGTTTTTATTTGTATCGATAAATTGATATTCAGAGCCGACTAATCCTTTTCGAATTATTTCTAATAAATTTTCTGTAATACCGAATTGAAATCTTCTAATTATTTTTGTTTTAGATTTATCCACTATACCATTAACAGCAGAAGTAGAATGAATATAGGGAGCTTTTTCATTTATAGAAGTTTGAGAAAGCATATTTCCTAGATCATTAAAAATAAATTCGTCTTCTACTAAGTTTCTATAAATGTAAAATGGGTATCCTTCAATCGTTGTTGATGTTTGATTTAACCAAAGGATAGATTCGATTGGATGTAAGTTTGGAATAATAACTTTTGTTGAGTTAAAATCTTCATTTAGAACTGAAAAATTTTTTTCTGGAAAATATTCTTTAATTATCTTTTGAATTATTTGATATCTTTTTCCTGTGTAAACTTTATTTAAATTGTATAAACTTGATATATAAGCAACATCTTCTGTGAGGTGTATTATATTTATGTCAGTGTTATTTCCTTCTCGAATCGTTTTTACAATTTTGGTAATATAAAAAACTTTTGATATGATATTAGTATCATCATTTTTTAAACTTTTAATTCTTATTGTTACTGTTTCTCCACCAAGAATATCTACACCTTCGAGAACAGCAGAATTATCGAGAAACACCATTTCTGCAGTGAGATATGGTTTATTTAAATTTTCGAATATATCCAAATCACTCACGTTCGCCATAATTTCGATAGGAAGTTCTATCCTTTCCGAATTAAGCAATATAGATTCATATTTGTATGATGATCTGCTTTCCATTAACTTCTAATAGCCTCTTTGAATGAAGAAACTATTTCATTAATTCTACTTGGTTTGACAACTCTTATTTGTTTTAATTCATTATTTTGTCTATGAAGTTCATCTAATATAGTAATTTCCGTATACAGTGCAGCATTCGAAGCGACACCATTTTCATCTATGATATCCACATACTCTCCACTTGAATTTTCATAATGGTGAGCTGCAAGATATTCATCTTCATATGATTGTATTGAAATTAAATCAGAAGTTCCAGTAGTTTCTATATTTTCTCCAACTATAAACTGAGTAGATCCGTTCACCGATACAGTTAATTGCCCTAGATTAAAATCTTTATGAGTAATAGTTCCGGTTGCGCCAGAAGTTCTGCCTGATATTGTATCACCTGTTTTGAAAAAAGTTGGAAAATTTATAATTGCTGACGAAGTTGTTATAGTTTTATTTTTATATTGTTTTTCAGCATGTTTTAAAAGTTGTGCATTAGAAAGAGGCCATCCACTTTCCCTGAGTTTATTATTCATTAAATAAAATGTCCAGTAATAATTTGAACTATTATAAAACCTAAATGACAACTGATCAGGTCTTTCGTTTTCGGTTATCGTATAATCTTCATAAAGTGAAGTTTCGTCTCTTATTTGATCTATAGCATCTGCATACAAAGTTATATTTCTGAATATATCAGAATTCGTTTCATTACCAAATTTATATTCTATTATCGGAAAATGTTTAAAAAAGTTCATGTTTATAATATTCCTGTTGGTAATGTGAGACCTTCATAAGTGAAATATCTATCATCGTCATCCTCTTTCTCTATGTCTTGCCTTGAAAGTGCTTTGTATTCTCTAAATTGAAGAGTAAGTGCAATATGAGTTGGCGATCCATCTGTAAATAATCCTTCACCTTGCTGCCTATTGTATGATGCTTCGATATTCGCGAGGTAAGAAAGTTTTATCGGTGTTCCAACATTTTTGAAGATTCCATTTTTACCAGAAAGTAATCGTATCAAATATATATTTGGATAATTATATCCAACAGGAATGCTTCCGACTCCTGGTGTTTCTTCTGGATATGCGTTAATCCTAAATCTTTTAATTATTCTTTTCACTATTACTGCTTCTTCCTGCGATCGAGGATAAAAATCGAATTGAAACGCAAAGTTTCTTATTTGGACGCCTTTAAAAGTTGTTCTGACATTAGGGTTTATTACAACTCTCCCCAATAAACCAACAATATCTTTCGCGACAGATGGAACTCCTGGAACACTGGATGCTCTGGCAGCCGCGATAGCAGATAAAGATCCAGATCCTGCAACAACATTAAACAAGTCGAGAAGACTATCACCCATTTCTTGTATACCTTTAAGAACTCCTTGCCCGAGTGAAGCACCTTGTCCTATCGCACCATATGCTGCTCCTCCTGCAAGACCAAGTTCTGCAGACCCATAATCCATTGCATCATTTACTTGAAACGCTAATGGTAAATATAGTTCAGTTTTTTCGTCAAGTTTATTTAATTGTATAGAAGTTAATGCTGAACCTGAAATAGTACCATTGAACCTTTGATCAATTCCAGAACCTGTGCCACCAGAACCTGCCTTTTGAAACTTAAATTCTGCTCCCTTTATTCCTATTGGTTGGAATACAATTTTAGATTGTAATCTATCTGATTGATCATGTGGATACTTTAAATTCAAATTACCTTTATCTAGGGTAATTCTTTCTATTTCTGTTGGCATGTAATTTTCCTATAAATAAAAATTTACTGAAACTATTTATAATAAAAAATGGCATATTCTGGACGTTACATAGTAAAGAACACGAGCAAATACAAAGGTGATTTTACAAAAGTTACCTATAGATCGTTGTGGGAACGCAACGCAATGAGATGGTGCGACGATAATCCAAAAGTAAAGTCGTGGTCTTCTGAAGAAGTTGTGATACCATATTATTATGATGTAGATAAAAGATATCATCGATACTTTGTTGACCTTAAAATTGTAACGGAAGATAAAACGATACTTGTTGAAATCAAACCAGAAAAAGAAACTGCTCCACCAACTGGAGAAAAACGAACAAAAAGGTATATTAACGAGGGTTTAACATATATCAAAAATATGAACAAGTGGGAAGCTGCCGAAGAATACTGTAAAGATCGTGGATGGGAGTTTCAGATATGGACAGAAAAAACTTTACAGGAAATGAAGTTATTACAAAAACCAGTTCCTGGTAAATTGAAGAAACTGAAACCTCTCGCGCCATACAGAAAAAAATCTAAAAAATAGTTATAAATAGGTCTATGAGTACTTTATTTCAACAACTCGAGCTCGAAGCATTCCGTGCTGGTATTACACCAAGGACGAAAGAGTCTATTGCTTGGTTTCGTAAAAAAGCGTCACAATTGAGAAATGTCAATCGGCGTGAAATTATGCGCGATGAGCAAGTCGATTTAAGGAATAGACCAAATACAGGTGCGTTTGGTAATATGTACATGTATTACTACGATGCAAAGTATAAAGATACGCTTCCATATTATGATGCCTTTCCTCTTGTGATACCAATGGGTCCAGCAAAAGGAGGATTTTATGGTATGAATTTACATTATCTCCCACCAGTTTTAAGAGCAAAAGCGCTTGATGCTTTACTCGGAAACGGTGGAGTACCAGAAAAATTTATTCGACCGACTATACATCGATATTTATTCAGTCAAGTGAAAAGTCGTTTCGCATTAGTCGATAAACCTGAATGGGAAGTTGCGACTTTTTTACCAACAGCCGATTGGAGAAAATCGACTTCTTCTGTAGTTTATAAAGATTCAAGGAAAAAAATGTAATGTCAGTAGATGTATTAAAAAGCGTCATAGGAAAAAGAAATGGTATCGCTAGGCTCAATCGGTTTACGATCGAACTTCCTAGAATTTCTGGAACAACTATAACTCTTGATGAAACGACAGTTTTGTGTAAAACTGCTTCAATACCAGGAAAGGGTATTGCAACTCATGATAGAAGTATTATGACGGAAAATGAAAAAATAGGATATGGATATATTGTACAAGAAGTTCCTATGACATTTTTTCTCTTGAATGATTATGGAATGAGAGATTATTTTGATAAATGGATGAATTCTATAGTAAATCAAGAAACCCATGAAGTAAGTTATAAAACAGAATATCAAAAAAATATAAGAATTCATCAATTATTTTTTCCAATAGAATCTAAAAATTTACTTTCTGAAAATCTTAGTTTAAAAAATGTAAATAAAATTTACTCAATAGAACTTGAAAACGCATTCCCAACAACACTTAACTCAATAGACTTCTCAAACGACCCTGATGTGATAGGAGAAGTATCTGTATCAATGGCTTATACGAAATGGAGACGAATATAGTATGGCACTACCGAGAATAAATGATGACAAACCAATATATGAGGTGACATTACCGACTAACAAAAAAACCTATAGGTACAGACCTTTTCTTGTAAAAGAACAAAGAAATATTCTATTAGCAAGTGAATCTGAATCTGCTCGTGAGGGTATTATGGCGATGCTTAATTGTATAGAGTCATGTGCACCTGATGTTAAAATACAAGATATGTCGACTGCTGAAGTTGATTATATCTTTCTTCAAATAAGAGGAAAGTCAGTAGGAGAAAAATCTAATATTAGTGTTAAATGTTCTCAATGTGAATCTGAAAATTCAATATCTATAGATTTAACAGAGGTCGGTATAAGTGG